CTTCAGAAGTTAAAACGTAACCTCACTTAGGAGCCTCACATGAAATTAGTATTATGTTCTGTAAAAGATCGAGCAGCCGACGCTTATGGTCGTCCGATGTTTGTACCATCGGTAGGAGTTGCTATTCGCAGCTTTTCAGACGAAGTAAACAGAAAAGATCCAGAAAATCAATTATTTAATCACCCAGATGATTTTGATTTATATGAATTGGGTGAATTTGATGATAATACTGGACTTTTTGCTTTACATGATGCACCCAAGTTGTTATCCTTGGGTAAACAAGTTAAGATTCAGGAATAAAAACCAAGCCGTCTCACCTTTAGGTGGGACGGAACCAGCCTAGGAGCCTAAAATAATGCACCGTAATCAGTCAGTAGATGTTCATCAATTTACGATGATTCCAAAAGCCGATATTCCTCGGTCTTCTTTTGATTGTCAAAGTACGCATAAAACTACGTTTGACGCTGGATATTTGATTCCAGTTTATGTCGATGAAATGCTTCCCGGTGATACATTTCGGTTAAATATGACGGCTTTTGCCCGTCTTAGTACTCCAATCTATCCAATTATGGATAACATGCATTTGGATAGTTTTTTCTTTTTTGTACCAAATCGATTAATTTGGTCGAATTGGCAAAAATTTATGGGACAACAAGCGAATCCCGGTGATTCAATTTCGTATGTTGTTCCTCAACAAGTATCACCAGCTGGTGGATACGCGATAGGATCATTACAAGATTATATGGGATTACCAACAGTGGGACAGGTGTCCAATACTGGAACGGTATCTCACTGTGCATTCTGGCCTCGTGCTTATAATTTGATTTGGAATGAGTGGTTTAGGGATGAGAATTTACAAAATTCTGCAGTAGTTGATACTGGTGATGGTCCAGACAATGTTGCTAATTACACTTTGCTCCGTCGTGGTAAGCGTAAAGATTATTTTACCAGTGCACTCCCATGGCCTCAAAAAGGCACTTCTGTTTCACTACCGTTAGGAACAAGTGCTCCTGTTTATGGCACTGGTTATTCTTTAGGTCTTACTGACGGTACTAATAATTTTGGATTAAGAGCTAGTAGTACATCTAACTTAAATGCGCTTGGTGGCGCATATAACAAGCTACTTCCAAACACAACTGGTGGTGGTGCTGAAGGTAATGATGAGGTTCTTGGTGTTGTTACATCTGGAGTATCGGGACTATATGCGGATCTTTCAACGGCTACGGCAGCTACTATTAATCAATTACGGCAATCTTTTCAGATTCAGAAGCTGCTTGAACGTGATGCACGCGGAGGCACACGTTATACTGAAATTATTAGGGCACATTTTGGTGTTATTTCTCCTGATGCTCGCTTACAGCGTCCCGAATATATCGGGGGCGGAACGTCCAATATTAGTATTAATCCGATCGCTCAAACGTCAGGCACTAATGCTAGTGGAACTACTGCCCCTCTGGGCACACTTGCTGCTATGGGTACTGCCTTGGCTCATAATCATGGGTTTACTTATTCGGCTACTGAACACGGTGTAGTTATTGGTCTTGTAGCCGTACGTGCGGATCTCACATATCAGCAAGGTCTTGCTCGTATGTGGTCTAGATCGACACGTTACGATTTTTATTTCCCGGCATTTGCAACCTTAGGTGAACAAGCAGTCCTTAATAAGGAAATCTATGTCCGTGGTGATAGTAATGACAATAATGTATTTGGTTATCAAGAACGGTGGGCAGAATATCGTTATTATCCCAGCCGTATTAGCGGTTTATTCCGTTCTACTGCTGCTGGCACTATTGATGCTTGGCATCTTGCTCAACGGTTTACGTCATTACCTACTTTGAATACTACGTTTATACAAGATACGCCACCTGTTGATCGTATTGTGGCTGTAGGTGCTGCTGCAAATGGTAAGCAGTTTATATTTGATAGTTTTTTTGATTGTAAGAAAGCACGACCAATGCCGATGTACTCTGTACCCGGATTGATCGACCATTTCTAATATGTTTGGCGGTCTTTCAATTGGCGGTGCGATTGGTAGTGTGCTTGGTTTTATAGGCCAGCAACAAACCAATCAAAAGAATTGGGATATAGCACAAGCAGCAAACGCTGCTAGTGCTTCTCAAGCACAAGCTCAGATGGACTTTCAAGAACGTATGCGTGCTACTCAATATCAAACTGCTGTTGAAGATATGCAAAAAGCAG